GCTTATTGGTGAGTTTAACCAACAGCAAGGTTCTTTTGCACGTAGGTTAGGTATTACTCCAGTACATGCAGAGTCAATGGCTTTTAAATCTTCGTATAGTAAAGGGCTATCTACTTTCCTTACTTTAGATAATGTTGAGGCAAAAGCAGTACATGACCATCGGGTAATGCCTGAAGGTAAAGCTAAGAAGGAAGCGTACTCTAAACTTAGCAAGAAAGGTAAGAAAGCATCTGATGAATTAGGCAAGTTCCTAGATGTAACAATCAAGAACGATCTTAAAGATCTTAATGTAGATGCTTCGTTATTTGAAGGAAGCACCTACTTCCCGCTGCATGGTCGTTTAGACTATAAGAAGATTAAAGAAAACAAACAGCAGTTTATTGCAGATGCTTTAGCTACTGCTAAGGCTAGAGGTATTGATCTTAATCCAAAGAAAGTTCAGGACTATGTTGCTCGAATTGAAGGTCAAGGGTATGAGCATTTTGGTATAGGTGCTAATCCAGATACAATAAGAAGCTATAATAAAAACGTGCAGAAGTTTCTAGATAAAGGCATGACAGAAGAGGAAGCTGCACAGAAAGCATCTAAGATAATGGTCAGAAGTATATCAGCTAGAGGTGTTGAAGGTGCTAGGGTAAATGACCAGAATGCTGTTGAGACTCATCGTATGTTGGCAGAGCTTCCGCAGGATTTCTGGAACAGTTGGACTGATCCTAAAGCCAGTGTTCAAGAGTCTATCTATTCTTATTATGAAATGATGTCAGAAAGACTAGCCCATATTAAGAAGTTTGGTGCTAATAATGAAGTGTTCTACGAAAGAGTAGCTGATATTATTAAAGAAGCCCGTAAAGAAGGTATTAACTTTAATGAGGAAACGATTACTAACGACTTATCTAATCTGATGAACCTATCTCAGCGTATTCCTACACGTAACCTAGATGTAAGCCAAGGGTCAGAGATCAGAACCGCACAGAATGCGATTAGAGCGGGTTTATCTGTAACCTTACTACCCCTCTCCCTTCTCCCTTCATTGGCTGAGGTGTTCGTTGTAGCCTCCAGAACAGGTGAAACAGGTAAGACTGTAAGTGCTGCGGGTAAGTTAACAGCACGTATCATACGAGAGCAGTTTAAACATGGTCGTGGTCTGACGTTTAACGATGCAGCTAAGTTGGTAGACTCCACTGATATCATTGCAGACTTAGGCATGACTGCTTATGAGCTTAAGAACACAGCAGCTGCCCGTATTGGTGACAATGAGATTGGCGGTAGGATTACTAACTTTGAGAACTTCTTCTACAACATGACGCTAACGCCTCAGTGGACTGAAGCACTACGTATGACCGCTGCTATTCAAGGTGAGCAAGCATTCAGAGCTGACTTAGTTGCTTACGAAAAAGCGATTAAGGATGGTGACGTTAAAGAGCAGGTTCGTATTGGAGATAAGTTTGCTGAAGCAGGTCTTAATATATCTCAAGCATATAACTGGCATCTTAGAGGTGGTAAGAAAGATAAGTTCTATGAAGAGCAGTTTAAGATGGGTGTTCTTAACGTAGTAGAGGACACAGTGATGCGGCCACGTATGGTACAGAAACCTGCTTGGATGTCTGATGAGCGGTTCAAACTACTGGCACAGTTGAAGTCATTCTCTATTGTGTTTAACAACGTAGTGATGAAGGGTTGGTATAACCAGATGATCGCTAACGGCACTCCTCCAGAGAAGATGCGTCAAGCAGCGGTGATTGCTCCATACATTGGGATGATGATTACTACTCAGATTATGGCCTCTGCTCTACGTGAGTATGCCAAAACTGGTGACATAGAGAAGTGGGAAGATAAAGATGCAATAGCCCATCTTCTATCTGCTGTTACTTACATCGGTGGTCTATCGTTTGCAGTTGATCCCTTACGCGCCAGTAACTGGGGTGTTGACCCGACAAGTGTACTGCTTGGCCCTGCGGCATCAAAGGCTAATGACTTGTTGTCAGGTGTTGGAGCTATATTGTCAGGTTCATTAGCACCAGAGGATGTAGTAGGTGCTGTAATTAAAGATGTGTCCAGAGGCTTCCCAATCATAGCAGGACTAACAGAGGATTTCTAATGATAGGCGTAACAGACTTGATAGCAGGTATCTTTAAACCGGCAGCGGGATTGATAGATGACTTGCATACATCAGAAGAGGAAAGACTAGCAGCTAAGACTAAGATGCTAGAGGTACAGGCAGCAGCAATGCAGCGTGTATTTGATTACGAGACACAAGCGTTAACTGCTCGTGCTACGATAGTAAACAGTGAGGCTAATTCAGAGAACTGGATAGCGTCATCATGGCGGCCTATAACAATGCTGACGTTTATGGTGCTTGCTGTTGGAGATTCGCTAGGATTACTAGCAACCCCTCTCAGGGATGAGGCATGGATGCTTCTACAATTAGGTCTAGGTGGTTATGTCGTAGGCCGTAGTGGAGAAAAGATAGCTAAGACTATTAAACACTCGTAACTAACAAGCCCCTACACCGCAATGGCATAGGGGCTTTTCTTTATCAGTTAGATTTCACATGCTCCTCCAGTACATGCTAATGTCTGCGCTCCTTCAGTAACATCACTTGCTTCCGTGATGTCCCACGAAATGCTCTTCGGCATCTTCTTATTCATTTCGATGTATTCTTCCTTGCTGATCTCTTCATAGGGTGCTTGCTCATATGTGTGATCACTAAAAGGCAGGAATGACACACCACTACAATCATCGAAATTGTTATAAAGCCAACTACCAATATTAAGAAACTCATCATCTCTATAATATACAGTAATAGATGGTTTATGTTCGCACCAATGTTTCTGATATACATCCCATAACTCCAACTGTTCCATCCCTGTCTGTGACGCAGACATAACAGCCCCTTTAGGTGCTTTCTGAGGGAAGCTAAACACCAGTGTTGAGGGCGATCTATTGTCTACCTCTGACTCTACTCCCGCATCGCTGAGTACGCGACATAGAGGATCATTAATATCAGCCCTGACCCTCCTAACATAATAAGGAGCAAACCTTCCATGTATGCCAGAAGCACTATCCACAAGCTGAGACACAGTACCAGAAGGCTTAACACAAGTGATAGCGGCTGCTTGGTTGATGCCAAGTTTCTTAGCCCACTTCTTGTTCGTTGCAACAGCTTCTGCTTTAAGTGATTCAAGTAAATCAGGAAGTCCATCTTTATATACCCCGTTGGTTAATTTACAGTCCTGTATCCCTGTCATGGATACGCCAAGTAACGCTTCTTCTTCCGTATTCTTCGCCCACGTATTCCGTAAGTACCGGAAGTTTGTTAGAGTAGCTTGCAGTGTTCCAAGAATAGTAGCAAGCCGTACCTTTCGCTTAAGGATGTCAGCTGTATCATCGGCTCGCACGACAACTTCGGATAGATTACAGAACTGATTTGGTCTGAGAATAATCTCGCTGCATGGGTTTGTTCCAAAGTCGTAATCAGCATCTCGTCTACCATTCTTTGCAGCCTGTCGTTGACTTGCAACCCTACTGAAGAAACCACGTTCTCCACTCCTACTTTCATATAAGCTACTCCACTCGTTTAGGAAAGCCTCAAAGTCAGGCTTCTCTGTATAACACGCAGAGTTATTTGCTAATCCTCTATGAGGTGCATCAAGCCACCACTGACCATGCTTCGCTCTGCGTATGCGATCATCTGTCAGGTTGGATAAGCTTATTAATGCTGACCTACGTACACCGCCTACAACTACGATCTCAGCGATCTTACAGCACAGGTCATGTGCCTCTACACTTGATAGCTTACGCCCTGCTGCTGCTTTAAACAAAGCTACAGTGAATGTAAACAATTCTACTAAGGGTGCAGGGCCACTTGCTCGGCCACCAAAGGTCTTTAAAGGTTCACCTGCTGCACGTACTCGACTAACATCCCACGTAGGTACTTGACCTGCCTGTAGTAGGCTGATCAACTCTCTGAATGCTTTAGCCCATCCTATCTTAGAGTCGCTGACATGGATTGTCGTGTCTGTAGGGAAGAACTTCTCAGCAATAATAGGTAGGTTACCTACATACTGACGCTCAACAGAGAACCCTACACCTGTACCGCACAACAAGATGTACATCAGCTCATCGAATGAGCGTAGGCTGTCGATGGTAAGGTAGCTACAGTTGAACCCTGCTACATTGTCTCTATCTAACGCTTCACCCGCAGTCATCAATGCTCTCATCGATGGCATGACCTCAAGGTTGGTGATAGCTTCTCGTAGCTCCTCACCTGTCTTGTCGTCTAAGCTGCCGCGCTTCTTAAAGAATGAGATGTAACGATCTACTGTTTCATCCCATGTTTCCCTTCGCTGCTCTTCAGGAAGGTAACGTGCATACCTACTTTTATGAATATAACTCTGATAAATATCCATTACTTCTTTTCCTTCTTGTCTTTTGATTTGCTATCTTTAAGTTTAGTGTACTCTTTCTTAAAGATAGCGTCAAAGTTCTTATCGAATGTCTCACGATCTGGTATAGGTCGTGGACTACTGCCTTTACCTGACATAGTACCTCCTAGTGCAGGGTATCATCATCATCGTGGCCTGACATATTAAGTATAAGACCTAGCTTAGATGACTCTAACATAAACACAGTGTCAGCTATACATACATTGGTAGCTACAGTGGTGTAGCCTTCAGGATCAGACACAACTAAAGAGAAATCATACTGATCTGTATCATCTAAGTATGGCATTTGCTCTACAGCTTTAAGTATCTTAGCTTTTGTCGTGTTCTTATCCTTGTCCTTACTTTCAAACTTTCCCTTAACTACTTTCATTTATCTGCTCCTTCTTAGGATAATGAATAACAACATTACAGTGGCAATTCGGACAGTGAAGATGAGTCTCCAAATCAAACACATCATCTTCGTGTCCAATAAGGTACTCATCTACCCAGTTTAATTCCGTATTGCAGTGCCAACAGTACATCAGCTGTTTTCCTCTGTTACCATTGCTGTTAGTTTGTTTAATCACCAACCTGCTTTCTGTAAATCTTGCACCTGCTTACCTTTGTAATCATAGCGCCAGAGATACTTCATGCAGTTGCCCTTGAGATAGCCTTTGAATGCAACACTGGACATAGACTCTCGTATTGCATCGATACACTCTATCTCACCCGTGTTGTAATGACTAGGATTATTAACTGGATCTAGCTTTGCTGCTTCTTCTTCAGCAGGTTTAGCCCACTTCTCTAATCCTGTCTTAGTTACTCTATCCCATTCAGCGGGGCTTACGTCATTTAATCTCATTGTAAATCCTCTTCAAGAATATCCAACTTGTCTTCGATATTATCTTTAAACTTCTCGACTATATCGCTACTCGATATATCTAAGACCTCAAGTAAACTTACCTCGTCAATCCTAGACAGACGTTCACATACTTCCTCAAAAGTGAGTGCCATACTTCTTCTCCAAATAAGACATGGACACAGGCATTTCATCAAACTGCCCTTTATTAACTTCGTGTAGCATCCATACCCCACGCCATGAACTATTGGTTTGATGGTTCAGATACTCCTCGTCATGCTGATAATAAATACCTGCAAACAAGCCAGTTATTCTAGAGCCATCGGCTCTTCGGTCATAAGCACATTCCCTATCTTGAACATGACCCATAATACAGCTCTGATGTTTCTTAGAGAGTAGTGCTTTTGCGCTGCTTACTGGTCTGCCCATGATACCACTGGTAAAGTAATGGCAGTAAGCAACATCATCAATGATAACAGGCTCTAAGAAGTCATACACTTCCCACCCGTAGTCATCTAACTTAAGATCAGAGTACCCTATCAGTCCCTCTAGCTTTGGATCGCCTTCGATTGCTCGTTCGATACGCTGCTCGTGGTTACCGATAGTGAATACTAATCTAGGATTCCATACCTTCTTTCTGTTCTGACGTAGGCGTTGTTGCTCTTGACGGATAGGCTCTAGAAACGCTTGCATTCCTGCGTGTCCTGAGTCTATGTCATTAACATATCTCCTACCTTCAAAGCTCTTAGTGCCTTTGTCCCAACTAGAAAGGGATGGCATATCCCAGTGATCACCAAGATGTACGATAACGTCAGGCTTCTTGTCAGCAGCATACTGCCCTGCCCAAGATAGATGATCGAATCCTACATCGGTAGGTTTACACTGAGTATCAGGTATAACTAAATGCTTAGTCATTTGATTTCCTCGCTTCACGCTCTGCGTTGGTCTTGATCTGATGGCATGGTTTACATAACACCTGTAATCCATCAGCTTCGCAGAACATATTCTCAACAAATTGAGGCAGGTCAGCATAGCTACGTAATGTACCCGCAGGTACTATGTGATCTACCTGTACTTCTTTATCTTTAAACCACTGCTTGCACTCAGCACATTGAAACTCAAAGCGATGACGCTTGCCAGTTACAGCTTTCTTAGCAGCTGCTTTAGCTGCATAGCGTGGTGGGAATCTGCGGTTTGCTTCTCTTAGTGCAGACCGGATGAATCCCCAGTATCTAGCTTCAGTCCATTTGCCTCCTGCTCTGGTACGTGGCACTCTGGTTCGCTTAGTCATTTACCAACCTTTACTTGCAGCTTATCTTTACTGTCGATATCTGCTGATGATGGTGCAGGTGGTGGAGTGCCTCCTATTGGGTTAGCTCCTCCATACTCTGCTGACCTAGTGACAGGATCAACCCACCACTCATCGTGATACCTACGCAAGAATAACAATCTAGCATTCTCGTATACAGCTTCAGTGTTTCCTTTGTAGCAGGTAAGCACTGCTTGGTATAGGTCTTCCTCAGTCTCGCACCACTCTAATGCTTTAGTGGCCTTGACCTCTCCTATACCTACGCAACCTTGGATGTTATCCACCCTGTCGCCAGTAAGCATTTGCTTGTACAGGAAGTACATACCTTCCCACTCTGTAACTGTAGTCCACTGGTACTTGGTAAAGTTATAGTGTCTACATGGTACTTGCAGGAAGTCCTTATCTATACTAGCGATCACTGAGTCTTGTCCGTGTTCTGTAGCAGCGATGGCTATCTCATCGTCTGCTTCCTGACCCTCGACAATAACTGCATCCCAGTTCTCAACCATGTAATCACGCAAGGCGTAGAAGTGAGATGGCTTCTCAGATGTCCTGTTACCTTTGTAAGGCTGTATCGTAGCCAGATCATGGCGGTAGTTCCCTTTACCAGTTAGGTAGAGTTGATAAGGAGCTGCATCATCACAGCTCCACACCAATGTCTCCATAACTAGGTTGTTTAATTGGGAACATGCTACATCTAAGGTTTCATCTTGACAGGCATAGCCTATACGATAACTTAGAATGTCAGCATCAATGAATAACATTAGATAACATCATCCATATTAACTGCTTCACCACCACCATCCTTGTCATAGATGGCAACCTCAGTTACTAGCAGCTTAGCCAAGCTAGGTGAAGTACCCTGCTTACCTTTGAAGTCCCAGTGGTAAGGTTTGATGGCAGCATTTGCTTTAGTACCATTGCCGATGAGAGAAGACTCGACAGGATCGATACCACCAAATGCAGGTTGGATTGGGTTGATTGACTTGACAGTCACGTAGTTACCGCGATCATCACCTTTGTTGCGTACTGCTATGCCCATATCAGACAGGACTTCCACTGCCTTAGAGGATAGCTTGCTGATGTCCACCTGATACTTACCAGACATATCATTCTGCTTGTTCAGGAAAGGCCAGTGCAGTTCGCAAGATACTACTACAGGTTTAGTGTCCATATTTGTTACCTCTGTTATTAACTATTAAGACTATGTGATATTTAACTGAATACATTTAACGTAATTTAATAAGCTTCTTCTTCTTAAGAAACTATATAGTAATATTATAGCATGAATTTCACCTCCTGTAAACATTATCTCTGAAATAATTAATGTGTTTCACTCCAGTTAGAACCTATGCGGTACTCTGCATCCATCGGACATCTCATATTAAGCTCGACACCCGCATCGATTATTGCTTGTCGTGCAGTTTGACCCACCAGTACAGCGTCATGCTCTGAACATTCTATCTGCAATTCATCATGCACTTGAGCCACCAGTTTATACTCAACACCCAGTGAATCTAGTTTATGACAGCAGTTACGTACAGCAACCTTCATAACGATAGCACCGCAACTCTGAAGTAATCTATTGAGAACCTTGTAGTCCTCATCAACCTTGATGAACCTACCATCAATACCATTGATACGCTTAGTACGTTCAGCGATACCCTTGGCCTTATCGATTAGCTTACGCAACGATGGCAGCTTAGTTAGGAATGTATCTCTTATCTTCTTACCTTCAGCGGCTCCACCACCTACTATCTGACCTAGCTTAGCGTCACCTGCACCATAGATCAGACCATAGATCATAGTCTTAGCCATGCTACGTTCAGGTAACCCTGCCGCATCTTGATTGTATGAGTGTATATCACCTTCCAGTATCTGCCTAGTGTACTCATCATCATTCATATAGTGAGCCAAGCACCGCAACTCTAGACCACTAGCGTCACAGCCTACAAGTACGTTACCCTGCTCCACAGTGAAGCATTCCCTAGCGACTTTCAAGCTCGGTATTTGAGCTAGGTTAGGCTTATTATGTGTCATTCTTCCGGTCACTGCACCACAGCTATTGACATAGCCATGTATCCTATGCGTATCTTTATCAACGTGCTTGAGCCAACTGTCTACCATACCCTTAAGCTTAGTCAATCCTAAGTACTCACCGCACAGCTTAGCCTCTGGTATATCTAGCTCAGCTAATGTAGATTCATCCACCACTGGAGCGCCCGTTGGTGTACGCTTCTTCCACTTGACACCTAGCTTTGATAGACGCTTAGCTATCTGCTGACGCGAACCTACATTGAACTCCTCAACATGATCCTTCAACCGCTTACCTGTCTTATCACTGACACGTATTGTAATGATAGGTGGAAACCTTTCACGCAACTCAGCAGTAATCTGATCGATGCGTGTTGACATATCATGCTGCCACTTAGTAGCCACATCCATATCTAGCTTGAACCCATTGCGTACCTGCTGTGCTGTGATCTCAGCTACCTCATGCTCTAGCTTGATAGACAGATCGCTGAACCCTTGCTTATTTAACCTAGCTTTAAGGTAGTGGTACAGCTTAGTGGTAACCTCAACATCACGCACACAATACTCACCCATCTCATCAGTGTACCCGCTGTCAAAGTCATCAACATCAAAGTCCATCTTAGCTATGCCGATACGTTTACCCCACTCACTCAGGCTATGTCCACCTACAGGTGTAGGATCTAACAGCCTAGCCATGACTAGGGTATCCCATACTGGGACTTCAGTATCAACCTGCCAACAGGTCTTTAAGACGGGCTTGTCGAAGAAGATTATGTTGTGGCCTACTACGCCATCGGCAGTAGATAATATCTGCTTCAATGTCTCGCTGTCGAACACGAGACTGCCGCTCTTCTCTGATGTGTCCTGAACCCCTGCACACCATATCGTATCGTGCGAAAGATTCGTTTCCAAGTCGAGTGTAATCATAACCATAGTCCTCCAATGTAACTATTAAATCACCAATCTTGCTCATGGATAATGTCTCCTTGAATGATGCCTACTATATCCTCGTCAGTATCGTCGAGGTCATAGGCGATATTGTAACAGACACCGCATAGGTCAGCAAACTGCCTACTCTCTGGCGCTCTCAATGCCATTTCAAATTCAGTCATTTTCTTATCGCAAGCGGCACATCTCATAGTATCTCCTCCGCATCTATAACCTCAGACATACGCCCAGTGTCCTGATCATAACGCACTGACGTAGCCATCCCTGTCTCACCACTGAATCTATTCTTCAACACCCTGATGTGGGTGGTGTTGCGCTCCTCCAGATCATCAGCCTGACCATTACGTTCAAAGCCTAGCACTATGTCACTGAGCTGAGCGATACTAGCACTACCTCTGAGATCAGACAGCGATGTAGCCGCACCTTCCTCATGACCTTTACCTGCGGGTCTGCGTAGATGTGACACTAGGAACAATGCAATGCCTGTCTCCTGCGTCAGCATACGTAGACGGGTCATCACCTCGTCGATAGCCTTACGCTCGTCGCCATTGTCCTGAGCAGATACGATGATAGACAGGTGATCTAAGAATACATACTTACAGTCATGTGCCTTAGACAGATACCTAACCTGACCTACGATATTCTCTACACTGGTAGAACCGAAGTGATCGTAGAAGAATAGACGATCAGTACCAAGCGTAGCATTGAACGCATCGCGCCTCTCTTCCTCAGTCGATTCAACAGTAGGTATATGCAGTCGTTTACCTGAGTGCAGAGACATCAGAGACTGCGCTGTCTTGGTGACAGATTCCTCTAGGAATATACAGCCTATGTTGTTCTCTGAATTATTGAGAACATGGTACAGCACCTCACGCATGACCTGACTCTTACCTACACCGCTACCTGCTGTCAGTGTTACAAGCTCATAGCTACGTATACCATAGGTGAGATCATTAAGACCAGACCAAGGGTACTGCACCGATGCTTTCTCTACAGGTGTATTGACACTATCCCATAGACTCTTACCTGCAATGATGCCATCAGGCGTATGGATCTCAGCCGCCCACCATGCCGCCTTGAAGTCATCGCCTCTACTACGCTCAAGATATTCATTGGCATCCTTGAAGTCAGGGTGATGCTTGATAATCCTAGCCTTACCTGCAAACAGAGATGCCACTTCCTTGGTCGCAGTAGTACCTGCCTCGTCTGAATCGAAACACACAATGATGTTATCGAAACTATCTAGCCACTCATACTGATCCTTACAAT